AGTAGTCGTACAGTTGTGGTTTGACTGACGAGTCAACAGGTATTGGGTTGTTATTCACAATGAGAACTTGACCTTCCCCAACAACACCAACACTAATATTTTTAGTACTATTAGTGTTGGTGGTAATAGGGGTAGTAATTTTTGGTTCTGCTATATTAGTACTATTAGTACTATTAGTACTATTAGTGCAAGAACCATGCCAAAGCCGTAGAATCTCTTCTGAAGTCTCTACAACTGCGACGCGTCCCTTATCGAATACAATCTCTGTTCCCAACTTGTTTGGTGCAGTGTAGAGCATTGTCGATAGGTTAACCAGTGTCTTCTGCTTTGAAGATATGAGTGTCAATAGAATCATTGCTCACCTCCTTCAGGTGTACGCATGTGTCCATAGAGATAGTCCACTGCCAATACCAAATCGTAGCAGCCTAGATTACGCTCCAGTCTACAGTGACGAATCACTTCATTGACGGCATCTACCTGTCGAAGCATCCCTAGTTCATAGGCATGCTCCATACCGGCATTGACCTTACCGAGCCGAGCCATAGCATTGACGATGATCGTGGTGGTGTGGTGAATGGCTTCAATCTCTGATGGCAGAAACTTCTCTGGATTTGGTACGAGATCTCGGGCACAACTACAGATTGGATGGTCGTCTTGGAGAACAGACTCTGAAGATACAATGTATCGGTTGTTGATGATGGTGAGGTCTGTACCCTGTACTGGTACTGCACTCATGATTTGAGTGACGTTGGGTGGTATGCGCATTAAACGTGGCATGGTTTACTCCTGTGGTAGGTTGGTTGTTGATAGAAAGTCGCTCCATTGCTGTGCCATAGCATCTGCAATCCCAGCATAGGTTTTGCTTCTGAGCTTGGCTCGCTCCGGTGATGGTGCTAGTTTGTTCTGCCCTGAGTCTGTCTGGTTGCCCCAGCGTTGCTTGCCATTTACGATACGGGGTGCAATGTACTGAGTACGCTCCAATACTGGTAGACCCTTCAGCCATAAACAGGTTCGCTTGCTGGCATCGTGTCCGAACTCATATGGTTGGATGATTTGATCTGGTTTGCGCCATCGACTGGAGACACATCCGATAGGATTTTCAATGGCGATGTACTGACAGTCTGCGTTGGCAATCTCCATGAAGAACTCGAACGCAGCTTCAGTCAATGCAGCACGCTCCGGTCTGCGTGTGTTCCAGTGCAGACCACTAGAGCATAGATAGGTACACGGTGGAAATGCAATGATGACATCCCATTTCTGTGAACGAATGGCTGCTAGTGCGTCACCTACTATGTGTGGGTTGTTGTTGTCAGCTGATGATTCTTGAATGTCACACGATACTGCGTTGTGACCTTGTGCGATGAATGCGTCACGGACCGCTCCGGACTCCTCGCATGCAATGAGAATGTTTAATGGTTTCATGGTTTACTCCGTTGGTAGGTTTGGTAGATAGTTGAACCATCTGTAAAGAGTATACAGTTGTCGTAGTGGTATGTCAAAGAAAAAAGAAAAACCCTTTTCTATGTACCACCACCAACACTACCATGAATACCAAACTCGCTCCAATGTAAACTCGCTCCAATGTAGGGGACTAGTCCCAGCGGAGCGGGGTGGGGGCTGGGGGGCCAGCTGCCTGGGTGCCTCTCAAATCCAGTCTATATCGCGTATGTAGTCGGTAGCCTGGGAGTTATAGCCAAATCTTTCATTTTAATCTATTGTTTTTTTATCGGTGCTATCGAGGTTATAGACGTTGTAATTACACAGATGTTTTTTTTTGTCAATTACTGCGTTTTTTACTTGCTATTTGATGTAGACAACTGTATAATGTGTACATGAATTACTATTCTGTGTTCATACCTAACAACCTACCTACCATGGATATAACATGTCAAAAGTAGACATCTTAGACCGCATAGAAGATATGGGTTTTTCATATCTTGCAACCCTATTAACTGAAAGTGAATTGACCTATCTCGAGGCTTTGAACCACCTTTTGAATTGTTTCTATGAAACTACTGAAGAGGAATTTTCAGCAGTCGATTATGAACAGCTGGAATTGCTACTACAAGATTATTTTGATTTTAACTCAACAAACCAACCAACCAAATAAGGAGCCAATATCATGGACTTTAAAAAATACATCATCACAAAAAATATCGCGGCGTTTAAGCGTTCGATGTCTGACAAAAAATCAACACTAGCACCTGCAGAAACATATGAACACTATACACTGTCATCTAGTGGTAAGCGACGTTCTATTTTGTCCGGTTCTGTCAAGTGGGCAAAAACTGAGGGCTTGCAAAATGTAGGTGTCACGGGTCTGTATCTCGCACCGGCTACACATATCGAAGGGTTAAACACTTGTAAAAATAGCGGGCTATGTGTTCATGGTTGTATTGCTTTTACTGGGTTTCTGGGGTTTCACCATCAAAAGACTATTCAAGACCGTACACTAGCTCTTTATCACTATACTGAGCGCTATTTGGTTGATATGCTGCGTGAGTTGTATATACAATCATTCAAGGCGTCTATTGATGGCAAATCATTGTTTATTCGTCTCAATGGTACAAGTGACTTACCATTTTACAAAGTGCTAGATATGGACGCTATTGTAAAGGACTTCAATGGTCTAGCTGGGTTCTATGACTACACAAAATATCCTGTTATTCGTAACCCGTGGTCGTCGTACCATCTTACCTATTCTTATTCTGAGACTACAAAACGCATACCGCCGTCTCACCTGTTCGATCGCGTTGCAATCGTTGTAACCAAAAAGGATAAAATCAAATTGTTGAATGACTATCCATTAATGTTCGGAGATGGTGACGCCCACGATATACGACCGTTGGACGCTCGTAAATACATTTTGTTACAGGGTAAGCGTGCCACAGCTGCAAATAAACAATTGCATGATGATTTTATACAGTCATATGAACAGTGTGTAAAACTTATAGAAGGCGTTACACCAGAATCTGTAAGATTGGAATTGATTAAGAGTGCTTTTCTGAGAGGCCATCTTGAACCGGTCGCTGTACAATATTCCGATGGAATTAGAATAGACTTTGATGGGGTTGAAAAATGAATAACGATAAACTTGATACAGCTATCCTTTTTATGTGTTTGTTATCCTGTGTGATGATTGCCCTTGTATATTTCCCTTATTTGTTGCGTGTGTACTATGGACTCTAAGAAGATACAATTTTGGTTGTTTATTCTAGTGTTACTTCAATGCTGTAAATGTTAACCTAGACACCACCACCACCACTACTAAACCTCTTGTATTAACGTACAAGGGGTTTTTGTGTGTATATTGATATGTAGACTGTGTACAGGTTACTACAGCTGTACCAACATCAATACCGTATCAATCATATACAAGGTGAACACATGACAAAACGACCTAGTACCTACTTAAACAAACCACATAATCAAATTGCTAAATGTATACGTGAACAATCTATTACCGGTCTACTGTGGGCATATATTCAACTGGCACAAAGTGAGATAAAACAGGATGGTTCATCGGTAACATTTTCAGGTAGTGACCTGTCGAAATTTGTCACTCTGTTACACACCCGTGAGATCGATACCGTTTTAAAACAACCGTCCCCAGGGGATTTGTCAGGCGTCGCGGCGTGGCTTGAAACAACGAAACAAGACGAAACCGAAACACCGAAACCGAAACAGTAATTGCTGGTTTTGCAACATACCGAAACACAAAACACAAAATATGTTTCGCCAAGTCCCCGTGTTGCATTTACAGCATAACGCCAGGTGAATTGCTGCATTTACAGCAGCTGTTGCATTTACAGCATAGCGCCAGGTTGATTGCTGCATTTGCGTCACAACGTGATTGCTTTTGCTGCGCGTGCGTCAATTGCTGCGCTTGCAATATCCCAGGTCCCAGATTGCTGCAGCTGCAACATCCCAGATTGGGCTACCCTTTTGCTGCATTTGCAGCGCACCACACCTCCGAACTACTCATGCTGCATTTGTAACATTATCGTTAGGCGGGTGGGACGGGGGTAGCTGGTGGCTATCTCAAAAAACAACCAAATAAAAAACATAGGTGTCCCCTATCATCTTAAGTTTATGCTATCGCCAGTATGGATCGGAGGGGGTTACATACGTCCGTACACAAAGCCTTTTGTGTTACAGTGTGTACACCCCTGTAGACCGTACAAGGTAGCAGGTCAACCGGTATAGGGCTTGTATTGCTACCATCTTTTAACCTTGCATACACTGGGCAATTGCTGTATTCTAGTATTAAGTGTCTTGTATAATACACCTTATGCAGGGTACTTTGTTCTTTAGTACATGAGGATACATTCTAGGCTGGTGTATGGGGACATGATACGCTAGCCTTTCTTTACTACCTACCAGGTCAATACATGGAATCAATACAGAACCAAATAGCGCGGGTATTTAGTGACCCTTTTGAGTTTATCCAACGTCTTAACATTGTAGACAAATCTGGTAAGGTTGTACCCCTTAGACTCAATGCAGAACAGATTGAGATAATCAATGCATTAGAACAAGGTAGGGATACTCTAGTACTTAAGCCTAGACAGATAGGATCTAGTACAGTTGTATGTGCTTACATGTTTTGGAAAGCTTATACAGCAACAACACCATTAACATTAATAATACTGTCCTATAAGATTGCGAGTTCTAAACACTTGCTACATATACACAAGAGATTTTATCAGTATCTACCGGAGGGATTAAAGAGACCATTAGAGACTGACAATACAACAGAACTATCTTTTAAGGATGGTGGACGTATCATAGCAGCAGCAGCAACACAGGCAGGTGGATTGAGATCTCAGACTTGTAGCATGTTGCATATATCAGAATATGCATTTGCAGAGAATCCAGAGGAACTCAAGGCTACGGCTATCAGTGCCTTGAATGACGGTCAACTAGTCATAGAGAGTACTGCGAACTATTACAACGATGCATTGTGGAAAGAGGTACATAAACATCAGATAGGGGAAGCAGATTGGAATTACTTGTTCTTTCCATGGTTTAGTCATGCAGAGTATTGTATGGATGATATACCCATTACCCTGACAGATGAAGAGATCAAGCTACAGGAGGACTTCGGTCTAACGTTGGGACAGTTTGCATGGAGAAGGGAGAAGATAAGTAAGTTAGGATGGGAGAAGTTTGTACGAGAGTATCCAATGACTTTGGATGAGGCATATAGGATTAGTGGTAATACGTATTTTACATATGATGACTTTGAGCATGTGGATGTATTGACTGTTAGTCCTGTAGAGTGGGTAACGTTTGAGGCACCGAATGCAGACGACACATATGCGATAGGAGTAGATGTTAGTGGTGGTGTAGGTAGGGATTATGCTGTAGTCTTTTGTGTGTCTAGGATGACCTTACAGCCTGTCTGTATATACAGGTCGAATACGGTTAGTCCGGTACAGTTGGCAGATTATATTTATGATATGAGTGTAACGTACAACAATGCATTGACGTTGGTGGAGAGTAACAACTATGGGTTGGCAACGATACAGGAGTTGTTGCACCAGGGGTTTCATAGGTTTTGGAAGGATGCACATACGGGTAAGGACTTTCTAACGACGAGTAGAAGTAAGCCGTTGTTGTTTGAGAACTTAAAGAAGGGGATACAGACGGGTAGTATACGGTTGATAGACAATGTAACGATGACAGAGCTTAGAAGTATCACAGTAGACGAGAAGGGTATACTAAGGTTTGGAGAGGATGTAGAGAGTCACTGTGACAGTGCAATGGCGATGGCATTGGCGTATTGGTGTTTAAATAGTGTTAAGATAAAGCAGAGTGCATTTTTGCCGGATTGGATTATAAGTCAGAAGGCAAATAAGCAGTTAAGGACCAGTGGTGTAAGTCCAAGTTTGCATAGGAGGTATTAGTGATTCGGTTGTACAATAGTGATTGTATGGATGAGTTTGCTGGTATGGAAGACAACCAGTATGACATAGCAATAGTAGACCCACCGTTTGGTATTGGAAACTTTGTACAGGTTGGTGGCAATCATCGTGGTGACGCTGTAACTTGGAATGACAGTACACCTACAGAGGCATACTTTGCGGAGCTTCGTAGAGTAAGTAAGCATCAGATTATATTTGGTGCCAATTACTACAACTGTTTTGATGGAAAACATGGTGCGATTGTTTGGGTAAAGAATCAACCGATGCCCAACTTTAGTAAGGCAGTCATTGCGAGTTGTACGTTTCACAAGAAGATAGAGTTGTATCAGCAGACCTGGACCAACTTTGTGGCAGAGGGTAGATGTACAAAGCATCCGTGTGAGATGCCGGTGGATTTGTATTTGTGGTTGTTGGACAACTATGCCAAAGAAGGCAACAAGATACTGGACACCCATTTGGGAAGTGGTAGTATAGCAGTAGCGTGTCATCGTGCTGGGTATGATTTGGATGCGTATGAGATCAATGCTGAATACTACAAAGCAGCCAAAGCCAGGCTAGAGTTAGAGCAGCGTCAAATAAGGTTGTTTGCATGAAACCAGATGGTAAGCCATTGTCGATATGTAGTATATGTGGTTGTGATCCTTGTGACTGTCATGGTGTTGTTAACTTTGACATGGTACGGTTAACGTATAAGATAGGGGAGAAGTCTTTTGTGTTGGATTTGCCAAAGAGGTTGGTCTGTCAATATACAAGTCTATACAAGGAACTTGAAGTGATGAATGCAGATGGTAGTGTAGTGGTGTATAGTAGTGGTGTTGTTGTTACGGAGAAGAGCAATGAGAACAAATAGAGAAGCAGTAGCGTTGATACGTACAGTGTTGGATGAGCACAATCATTTTTGGGATGATCAACGCGCTGAAATGAAGAGGTACCGCGATGTATACGAGAATCGTTTTTGGCAGTCTGAATATATGGACGATACAATGGTCCGTGTGGAAACAGCCGACTGCTTCAGCTACGTTGAGGGCTTTATTGCTAGTTTGTTTTCTCGCAACCCTGCTGTTGTTGTGGCGAAAGATGCATCAATCATAGAAGGGAATGCAAAGATGGCTGAGGCTGTTGTCAACCGTTTTTTGTTTGACAAGAGAGAACAACTGGAGATTGCATCAAGACTTGCCCTTATTTATCCCGCTTCATTCCTTAAGTTATCCCCTACGGATAGCACGGATATGCTTGAGAAAGTATCCATCCGTGCGATTCCGTGCTGGGAAGTAATAGTGGATATGGATGCTTGTTCGTGGGATGAACAGAGGTTTATGGCACATGTGTATTACTTACCGATGCCAGAGGTACGGGATCGGTTTGGTTCCAAGAAGTTTACACCAATACCGAAGGTGGATTACTTTACCCCACAGGAGAAGTACACTGGAGTGTCTGAAGACTTACCCAATGATTATTTGTATGTGCAGATAGTAGAGTTCTATGACCTGGCATATGACAAACTGTACTTTTGGAGTCCGAACTACAAGGATGGTGGGGAGCTGTTGGAGAAGAGTGAGATACCAGTGCGGACATATGATGACCGTCCATTGAGTCCCTTGTGTCCACTTTACTATGCGCGTAAACCAGAGAAGCCCATGTGTGGGTTGTCTGCGGTAAGTCGGGTGTATGACCAGTTTTATGAAAAGAACATCCTGCGTACGTATTGGGCCAACAGTGTCAGAAGAGACTCCAGACAATACTTGTACAAGGAAGGGTCGTTGGATGAAGAAGCATTGGCAAAGATTACTGCCGGTGTGGATGGTGCAATGATTGCAGTCGATGAGCCTGTACTTGATGGCATTATCCGTGCAGTGGGTGTAGAGCCCTTGTCTGGTAACTTTGACAGGTATTTATCTTACATAGAGCAAGACATCAATCGCGGCAGCATCTTGGCACCGTTTAGTCGTGGGGAAGCGACGAAGGCGACGGCTACTGAGGTGACTGCCCTTGCTCAATACTCCGCATCGGAGATTGGTAAGCTCGCTAGAGAGAGGGACAATGCCATTGAACTGATTGCTCTTGCTTACCTTAGAATCATTGCTTTACTGGCTGAAGACAAAGACCAAGCTGTGATTGAAGTGGATGGGTTACCCAAGGTGATCACCGTACAAGACTTGGATGCCAAGTTTAAGATTGTGGCATTGGACCAGTCGTCTACACCATTGTCTGAAGCACTGAAACGAAACAACCTTGTCCAACTGCTTCCAGTGCTTACTCAACTGGGTGTACCTGCTGACAAGATTAAAGACGAACTGATACGCATTTATGACCTGCCAGAATCCTTTTTAGAAGCTCCTCCAGCACCACCAGCACCACCACAAGGAATGGGAGGTCCTGCACCGCAAGAGATGCAGACCACACCAGGCGAGATAGGTGCACAAGGTGAACTACCATCTGCTCAACTGGCTCAAATGCTTAATACTCAGAGACAATAATGCCGCTTTATACCTACCAATGCCAAGTCTGTTCCAAACGTCATGAAGAACTAATATTTTTCAGGGACTACGAAAACGACAACATCCCCAAGGTATGCGGTGCGGACACCTATGAACAAGGGTGTGGTGGAGATTTGTATCGAGTATTGACGGCACCAGGTAGCCACAGCAGTTGGGCTGGGACGGGCAAACATGGGGTTAATGGTTACTTTTCAAAAGCATTGGGTAAGCATGTAGCAAACAAGCATACAGAGCAGAAGATTATGGAAGGCAGAGGGTTTGTGTGCGAAGCAGACCTTCCCAAAGATCGTTGGGACACAGCAGTAGAAACACAGAAAAGACGTGTTACGGCACAAGATAAAACTATAGAAACCTACACGGAGGCTTTGAAAGATGGTAAAACAAAAGAAGAAGCCGTTGTGGAAGCGTTTCCTGCACGTGATGCAGTTAGTGGTAAGTTGGATGAAACTTGGGGGAAGAGTGAATGAAGAAATGATAGATGCTGAAATAGGCGCAGCAGAACAAGATGAAGAAATGGCGTTTGCAGAAATGGCACCGCGTGGTCGATTTAGCGCAAAAGCATTGAACAACCTGGTAAAAGCCACCAATCGTTTGTTGCCTAAGTTTGGGCAAACACCGGATTACCCATCGTTTGGGGGAGACATTACAGAGTTTCCAACAG